ATCAGGTTGTTTAATTGTAGGTGAAACACAACAAGACTTAGAAGTATCTAAGGATGGGTTTATCGGCAGCAGCACTGTGGCGTACAAAAAAATGTATGCGAAAGTGGCAGGTCAGTTACTACAAGGTAAGCCAGTTAGTATAGAATACACAACAATAAATAAATTAATGGAAAAAGAAGTAGATAACAAAGCTAAAGACCACACAGTTTTAGCTACCACAGTTTATGAAAAATTGCAGGAAATAAATGGAAATGTTTTAACAATAAAAGCAAAACTTAGTGGAAAGGTAATAAACTAATGTCAGATTTATTTGAAAAAAATAATAGAAAAAGAAACCAAGAGGGTAAGTTCAAGAAGGACTTATGGTGGACTCCTTGGAATGATGCATGGAGTTATAAAATGAGTGAAGAACTTAAAGATATGCTTGAAAGAACCTTTTGGACTTTCGTTGAAGCATTTCTTGGTGCGTTAGTCGTTGCCCCATTGGTATCTGTAGATGCCAATACTGTGCAACTTGCTGCTTTAGCAGGTGGTGGTGCTGCTTTAGCTGTAGTTAAGACATACGCTAAAAAACAAATATCTAAATAAACAATTTGTCCTTCCTGCCTTGTATAATGGTATTAACAGGGCAAAGGAGGTATCATGCCTAATATACCTGAAGATTGGGGTAATAACTTTTATAAGTCAGGGTGGCAACCAGGACTAGAAGTTAATGAACAGACTGGCATGGGTGAAATAACTCATGTTGGAACTGACCCAGACTACAGAAATAAATTTGATTCTATTCTTAAAGAATGGGGTTTCAATCCTAAGTATTATGAGATAGAAGGTTCAGTTCGTGCATCCTCATGGAATGTACAATTAAAAGGTGGAAGGACTGAAACTTTTTATGCGTTTAAAGGTATTGTAAAAAAGAAAAGACCTGGACACGACAAATACTTTCAACAATTATTTAAACAAGCAAAGAAAAAACCACCATTAAAAAATAAAACATTAGGTGGTGACACTGCTTTCTTATTTTTTATGGCAGACTGGCAACTTGGTAAGAAAGATTATGGCGTAGAGAACACAATTAAAAGATACGACATAGCTTTACAAGATGCAGTGAATCGTATAAAAGATTTAAGAAAGACTGGCGTAAAGATAGATGAAATTTATATGATAGGATTAGGTGACCTTACTGAAAACTGTTATGGATTCTATGACAGTCAACCATTTAACATTGAATTAACAATGATAGAACAGTATGCGTTAGCTAGGTCTATGATGATGAAAACTATTGAAACATTTTTACCTCATGCTGACAAATTAATATTGGCAGGATGTCCAGGAAATCATGGCGAAGCATCTAGGTCACAGAAAGGTCAAGTTGTTACTAATAGGTTAGATAACACAGACACTATGCACCTGCAAATATGTGAAGAGATAATGAAGGCAAATCCAGATAGATACAAGAAAGTATCAGTAGAAATACCTGATGATTTTCATCAAGTTATGACTATTAAAAATATAACATGTGCTTGGACTCATGGACACATGAGTGGTGGTTCTGGGAATCCAGAAAACAAAATAGAGAATTGGTGGAAAGGACAAATGTATGGTTTTCTACCTGCAAAAGATGCAAAAATTTTAATTACTGGTCACTACCATCACTTTAGAAGTAAGCAACAAGGTGACAGAACCTGGTTTCAATCTCCTAGTTTAGATAAGTCAATAGACTTTACTGCAAGAACTGGAATGTGGTCGCATCCTGGAGTATTGACTTTTACTGTTAATGAAAAAGGTTGGGATAACTTAAAGATTCTCTAACTTAGATTCTCTTTTAACTCTTTCAGCGTTGGTTTCATATAAACCAGTTTGCTTAAAATTCTCTTTCATTTGTGTGTGTGCTTTTCTCATTAAGCCATCTGCGTGTACTGACATAATTTTATTATACTACCTTCCCCAACAATGTTTACTACTATTCCAATGATGCCATCCATCATTGTACACTAACCAACTAGCAACAGCAGTAGATACTTTTGCATCAGTTCTCTTATTTGTAATGTTTAATTTATCTTTTAACCAGGACCATGTGTCATCATTAAACTGCCATAGTCCAACATCCTTTGTACCATTTGTGTTCTTGCCAACTGCAGTTTCTATGCCAGAACTTTCGCAGTATATGACAAGTAATGCTTTCCTGGAATCATCCATAGTAAAATATTTATGGACAAGTGGTAACCATTCAACAACATGTTCTACTTTCTCGTTAGTATCATCACACCACATGTAATCTTGTAACATGTCATAAGTCAATGGTCCAGTTATGTACATCATGCAGGATAAAATAATAGATTCTAAAATGGTAATTCCTTGTACGCTTTTTTGTTACCTTTAAAATCTAGCTCTGGATAATACTTTGTTTCAAATCTAGGGTCTTTCCACATATTAAATAATTTTTCTGCACTATACCATTTAGGTTCTGCGTTTGTGTTCTTAAAATACATTATACCAATACGAACCTGATTGTATTTACTACCTTTCCAATTCATCTCTTGTATCTTGTAGTAATCTGATGCTTTAACTTTATTTGTACCTTTAACTTCTGCAAAATAAATCATTTCATCTCTTACTACTATGTAATCTGGAAGCAGTAGTATCTCTGTTGCGTACCAAAACAAATCTAACTTATTAATTTTAGGGTCTGTTCCTATGCGTAAGTAATCTTTATACTCTACTGCACCAATATCTTTCAAATAGTTCTGCATGGCTATGTCTGCCATGTCCTCTCCACTATTCCTAGATTCGTAGCTATCTTTGTATGTATTACTCACTGCTAAATTTTTCTTTTAACATATCTCTAAGTCCATCAACTGTTCTTTGTCTTTGGTCTTCCAATGTTTGTATCAAAACTTCTAAAGTTGGTAAGGTAACTACCTCTGTATAATTAGCTTTTGTATTTACAAATGTTACATCCACACTGTACATATCTTCCCATGTTAGATATATATCACCTTCTGAATTAGGTAACATAAATACAAAGCCACCTCTTTCTTTGTCTAATGGGTCAATAATCCAATCTGTAATATCTATTTCCAGTTTATGAAAAATTTGTATTAGTCCATTAAAACCATAACTAGAATGGAATTTCTCTTTGTTCTCCACCTTGTTTTCCTGGTTTAAGGAGTGCGTGTCACTCTTTGTACTCTCACTGGTAATAGTTTTCTTCTTTTGTTTGTTTGTATCTTCTTCCACAATATATGTTTCCTTCCTTGTCTGTATATGTAATATTATTTAATCGTTTACATTCGTATTCCTTTTTACATTTAGTATCTGGTGGTGGTGGTATATCAAAGTTGTGGTTAGGATATTTTTCCTGCAACTTAGCTTTAAGTTTATCCACATTTATTGATACACCATCTTCTATAGCCACTCTGTTGGACAATCAGTATCTCCCCATGCAGTCCAACCACAACCATTATTACCTTGATATGTGCTACAACTCCATGATGGTATTTTTGCAAATTTTTCATCACTTGCTTTCTTCTCTCTGTTGTCCTCTATCCAGTCTTGGCTATTACATTCTGGACATGCTCTAACAACTGTCGTTGTTACTTCACCAAATACTTCTTCAACAATTTCTTTGTTTGTTGTTTGTGCTATCTCATTGTCAATTCCCATAGCATTAAACATATCTTCTGCTCTAGTTAAAAAGACATCCATATTTTCTTTAGTCCACAATTTAATATCTTTATCTGCTAATCCATTATTGACTAACTCATTGTAAGCATTACCTTTAATTGTTTGTCGCAGTGATTCATCAGGTATCATACCTTCAAGTAATTGATTAAGTTGTTTACCAACATCACCAGTCGCACTCTTCGGTTCGCTTACCATTTCATCAACCACTTTGTTCATATCTTCTTGTTCTTGCTTAGTAGGTTTTTTAACTGGTTTCTTCTCTACCTGAACCTTAGACATTTCTTCTCTACTAGGTCTAGGTTTTGTATTGCCCTGATATTTCCAGTTAGCCAATGCTCTACCTATCGCACTTGTTTCGCAGTTCTCCATCCACGCATCAGCATTAGCAAATCCACCTTGTCCTTTAGTTTCTTGTGCTATACCAGTTGCTACAGGTCTTGCATCTTCCTCTTGCCTATATATTTCTGCTCTAATAGTTACACAAGTTCCCTCTGGTGTAATGTGTGCTATCTCTGTGCTTATTCTTGCATTTGGATTATCTTTCCAAAATACTTTTAGTCTATCCTCTACTGTTTCATAATTATCTAAATTAAACTTAGCCATTATTCCTCCTCTACTGAATCAATAGACTTGTAAACAAAATCTCTTGTCTTGTCTAAATGTTTTGCTATGCGTATAGCACTCCATCCCATGTGTTTCAGTTTTTTTATTATCTTATTTCTTTGTTGTATCATAACTTTCTTATCATCTTCGTTTGCATCTATCAATCGTTGTACTGAAGATAGTTTGTTTGCTAATTGTATTTCCTTCTCCACTTTCTCTCCCTATATAATCTGTATCTAAAATAAATATTGTCTACCATCCAGTTGCTTATTGTCCATGCACCAATCATATAAACTGGCACTGACAAAAAAAACCAGAACTCCCATGTTTGTAACATTATTCCTCCTCTTTTTCGTTTGTATTATCCACTATACCATTTTGTATTTCTTGTGCAACTTTTAATGTGTTTTCATTATGGTCTGCAACAAATTCATCTAACAATTCTGATATTCGTTTTGTGTTTAACTTTGTTAGCATGATAGATTTTTCTACTTTTTGTCCACCACATGCGTTAGCTAACTTAATGCACCATGCTTTAAGTAACTTTGGCTCATCAAATATATTAGCCATTCTTCCTCCTCTTCTATTCTTTTGTTTGTTTACTTAATTAGTTCTTGTTTGTTTATATCAAATAAAGTGATAATGAAGTGGTTACTTCCACCACTGTCTTTTAATTCTCTGACTTTGCATTTAGCATCATCTTCTGAATCAAAGAACCACTCCATATTTCCACCATAAATGGATATACTTTCTACTTTATACATATCTTCCTCTGTATAACCTTATATCCAGTATAACACATTATTCGTTTATGTGTTGTGCTATTTTTTCTGCAATTAATAACCCACCACTATCGTTAGGTTCTATGTCATTAAAATAATCTTCAGGTTTCAATGTGTTTGTTATGTCTATATAACTAGCATTGATACCTCTGTTATTTAATCTTTCTATAGTGTCTTGCAGTTTTTCGTTATGTGTAGCAATTAGTTCTGGCAACAAGTGTTCCACTGGTTTCCAATCAGGTTTCCATGATGGGTTACCCTCATACAATCCTAAAAACACTACCTCTGCTTTTGGATAACGATAATTTAAAATAACTGCTATTGATTCTAGCTCTGTCATATATCCTGAATAATATGTACCATTTAATATTGGTATTAAGTCATAATTAATCTCTGAATAAATATCTTGCTTAATCAACATAGCTTTTAAATTGTCTGGAGTGTCTTGGTCCAGTAATATATTTTTTCTATCTAATAGATTATTACCACCTACACTAATAACAAAGTGCGTTGTATCAGTAGAAAAGCCACCTCTAATAGCAAAATCTAATACTTCGCTAGTTGTCACTCCATCTACTGAATCATTAGCTATAACATCATCTTCTAATAATGTTCTAACATGGTATTCAACATCATAGTTTTCTACATACAATGTATTGTCTATGATGCTATCACCTAATAAAACTATGCTATTATTCATTTACCTCCTTATTAAATAAATCAGTCAATTCTCTTTTATATTGTATTGATTTAAGATGAATAAATTCGTTAGTTAATTTATTAAATAACTTCTCTCCATCTTCTTTGTCTTGCCATTTATTAACAACTGCTATAGCTTCTCTAAGCTCTTTGAGTTGTTTAATTGTTTGTTCATCTTTCATTACAATACCTCCAATATTTCACCATCTTTAGATATATAACCTGCATGTATTATTGCACTGGCAGTCCTGCCATAGTGTCCTTGTAATCTCC